CTAATCCAGTCACCCACTGGTCTTCTTCTTCCTCTAAGTAATCTATCTCTAGATCCTCAAACTCTAAGAAATCTATGTCAAGTGCAGTTGCTACTTTATTATATTCGCTTCGCCCTTGCTCTTCTTCTATCTCTCGTGGTTTAGATATGATAAGTAAATTTCCTATCATCTCTTCCTCTAAATTTAAGAGGACTGGCTTCATGGGTTGTGAAGCTACAGTACCAACCACTGTTGCTTGAAATGCTTGGTTAAGTATTACTTGACCTACATCTGACTCTACTGATATCTCACCTACAAAGCAGGCACCAGTAGCATCGCAACTTGGTAATAATATGATAGTAGAGGATCCTATCTCATCTACTGTCATACTAAAATCTGTTCCCCTTACAGCGATAGTTGCTGTAGGAGTTGTAATATTTACATCTTGCCTACTATTCTTGGCAATCTGTCCACTAGCATACCTTATGGTTCCTAAACTTGCTTTTAAGGACAACTTCCCTTTTTTAGTATTAGGATCGTAAACAAATTCATCAATGATAAGTTTAGAATGTTCTGTGACATCTACTCTTGTATCATCTACGAAGTCAATAGAAGTTTTACCTTTACCTGTTTTTACAGTATCATAACTGAAGACATCTAAATCTTCTTTGGTACTTACTTCTTCACCATCTGCTTTTCGCTCAATGGTTCCGTTTCCTTCATGAATTTCAACATTGCCGATGCTGGCATGACTTAATTGTGTCATAACCAGCACCAGAAATATTATTACAAACCTAGACATATTAAAAAGTTATCATCAAAAACAGCATAATGCTTGGATCTTCTGCAAATAAATTAGTCAGTTTGACTGATATCGATGTCATGATTATCTCCCGAAGTTGTCAGGGTTATCATTTGGTCATTAATACCAGACTGAACAATATCTACATCAGCGATACCACCAGTATGCGTATGTATCAAAGTATGTCCATTGACATCACCATTACCATCTACATCTATCAACCAGTTGTTAGTGTCACCATTCACAGTAATAGTCAAGATGGCACTTGTACCATCAATAGTTGCAGCCACGACATTACTGTCGGACCCACTTTGACCTACTATATCTACATCAGCATTACCTGCTGCTGCAGTTTGACCTATATCTAAGTCGATGTCGTTTGAATTACCTGTAAAATTAACTACAGCATTAACAGTTCCACAAGAACTATTATTACCTGTGCTATCACAATTCAAGTCAACATTGTTTGAATTACCTGCCAAATTGATTGTGCCAGTATAAGTAGCACCATTAATCTGGTAAGTAATAACATTGCTATTACCGACTTGGTCAATATCTAAAGTAGTGGTGGCACCTGTCGAACTGGAAGCAGTAGTAGAATTACCGATAGTGTTATTCTGACCATCTTGAGTAATATCTAAGTCAAGTGTATCACCACTTTGTGTGACATAGACATCGTTAGCCAGAAGAAAATTACCAGCAAATAACAAAGGGACAATACATAATAAAGTTTTTTTAATGTATTCCTTCATTTTCTTTTTTCTCCTTAAATTTCCAGAGTGACTTTTGCTCGCCCTGTTTTATTATTTCTATAATACAGTATTCAACTGCAGATCTTATAGCATAATTAACAGGCTCGTTTGCACTCACCCCACTTTCAACCTCTATCGCTCTTGTTCCCATATCTATAAACCTAAAAGCATCAACTCCTGTCTTATGAGATGCGATAGTTTTTGTACCATTTACAGCTAGGATTACTTCTCCTGTTTGTACTGCTACAACTCTCATTGAGACAGTGACTTGGTCAACTCGGTACTCTTCCGATGCACCGATACCAAAGTACCTTACTCCGAAACCACCTGTATCAATATTAGTGTCATAGGAAACAATCCCACCCTCTAATATTAATCCAGCAAATAATAAAGGTTTCAAAGAATTCTTATTTGCTTCAGCACCCTCATACGATTCTCTAGTAGATCGTATCAGTTGCCTTTCTTTGACGAGGTTTTCTAAACCACCTCGTTCTACAACTTTAAACCATGTGCCATTACCAGCTTCTTTTAGTGCTTGTATTACCCACACTTCTGGTCCTTGCGTCACAGCAGTTGATAGTTGAGAAAACTTGGCACTTGGTTTTCTCTGACCAGTCTTATCCATAAAGTTATAAACTGCTATGGTCATTATCTCATTATCTAATGGTGGTAAATCTTTTAGTAATTTACTTGTAGGAGTCCCGTGATGAAATGGACCCATTTCCTTGTACTCATTATATTTCAGAGGTGTAGCACACCCTACTATGAACAGTAGAGACAATAATACTATACTCTTATATAAAATTTGCACTGGGCAACTCCTTTTAAAATACAAAATCGCCGATAGGTACACTCATGCTTGTCACAGAACCATTTTCGTCTGTAATGGTAAGAGTGATTATCTCTGTGGTTGTATCTTTAACCCAGTAAATAGTAGCACCCTCAACTTCCGAAGTACCACTCGTCGGACAGTTCGTAGTTGTACTATCACAACTTTCACCGAACATATTATCAACTAACTGTTTTGACAAGTTAGCATAAATTCTAGATTCTACATTCTTAATAAACTTCGCAACTGTAGTGTTCTCTGCATCTCTTTCTGCTCTTGCAGCTTCACTTTTAGCATCATCTATAACATCTTGTTTCCTTGAGTACTGTAATTGTTCAACACTCAAGACATGAGAGCTATAACCCTGCTTAGAAAAGGCAGGATTACCAAACTCAAATGATAATTGGTCAGCCATTGCCATAGTTGGCAACAATAAAAGAACTAAGAATCTCATATAATTATTTAGCATTTTCTTCCTTTTTATCGTCTCTTTTTTCAGCATTCTCTTTTAGTTCTATGACTGTGTTGACTTTACTTTTCAATCGTATGATATCGTTATCTAACATACGAATCCTATCTATCAGAGCAATCAATACTGTATTTGCTTCTGCTAGTTTACCATCTATTTCTTCTGTAATGTAGTTATAGATAAACCAGATAAACCAACCCATTCCTATAACAGCTACCACAGGAAAGCCATACTCCTGTATAATTTCTATCACAACATTACTCCTAGAAGGAATGCCATTAAGAATGATATACAAGATGCGATAACCACATCAGCACCAGTATATGTGTATTTTGTTTTATACTTGCTTAGTGGTATCCCTTTATTCTTTGGCTCAATCACGACGAGCATCCTCCTTACCATCTGCACGAGATATTCTTTCCTCGTCAGGTTTTAGTTCTAATGAATGTGAGATTAATAAGTCAAGTTTAATCATATCATTGTTCATATTTTTGATACGATTATCGAGCATTGTAATTATTCCGTGCATGGTGGAAACTTGGTCAGTCACTCCTGCAAGAATGTATTTTAAAATGATGTAGATAAATCCACCAAGCAGAATACATCCTGCGATAGGCAGACCCAACTCGCCGACTAATAAAAATATATCATCCATAATTTTAGTTTATTTACGACTCATATAAGCAGACATTCCCATATATGCTCCAACGACACCAGCTTGTGCTATATAAAATAGACCAAGTAAATCACCGAGTGCTGAGACTCGTTCGTTGGACATAAAAGGGAGGAATAAAAAGAGTGTAAAGCCAAGCATGGATATCATTGCTACCCATGCCATAGCTTTCTGCGTATCTGCTTTTTCTTCAGCAGCTTCTGCTTCTTTGAGTAATTTTGCAGCTTCAATCTCTTCTTTCGAAGTGATTCCATCACCATCTAAATCAAAATCTTTTTTTGCCATCTTTTAGTGCACCTGTAATATGTTAAACACATCATTACGAAAAGTTCACTCTACGACGACTATTTAGGTTTTTCGCTATCTTTCTTAGCGATTATTTCCTTAATATCAGATCTCATTTCATATGATTCAGGGTTGTATGGTTCGTTGTCTGGATCTACTTCTTTTGGCTTTTCAACAGGTGCCACAGGTTTCTTAACCATAGATGGTTCAGCGAACTGTTTGTTTAGAGTCTCTAGATCTTTCTCTCTATCCTGTTTTATTTTTTGCCAATAGTATCTCGCATCGTCACTCACATTAACTAGCTTTTTTCGTCTTGGTTGTTCAATCATACCATTCCAAGCGATAAGTAAAGCCACAGCAAGTGGGTCAAATACAATACATAGAATAATGATTACCCATCTTACAGCATCTTCGAGTACCGATTTATCAGCTTCTCCATAAACTAACTCTGCAATATATTTAACTGGACCAACCTCAGCTTCAAGTTTACGAAACTCTTTTTCATAAACCATTTTTTCTTCGATTAATCCATCAACTATTACTTGTTCTTTTTCTACATTTGCTTCAAGTATAGCAATCTTACCATCAATATCATCAGTCTTTTGTTCTGACTGTACACGATATGATTTGATAACATCAGTCAAGTCTTTTATCTGACTAGCATACTTCCTATCAATATCAGTAAGTTCTTTTTGTAGTTGAGTATTGGCTTTGTCTACTTCTTCTTGTTTTCTAGCATTAGACCCAAAGCCAGTAATAGTTTCATTAATAGTTTTTAGTTTTTGATTGTACGCATCGTTTACTGCTTTCTTTTCATCAGCAATACGATCGTATATACCATTCAGTGTTTCTTGTTCGTTTCCTATTTGTACATCAACTCGTTCATTATTAGGTTTTAGCAACCTATCTATTTCGCTATCCCACCTGTCGATTTTAACTTGTGAACGAACAAGTTTATCGTCTATACTTTCGGCGAGTGCTATCTGCTCTTCTGATAAAGCAGTTTGCTCAATATGTGCCTTTGATAAGAAACCAAAGATCCCCATACTTGTAATAAACATAAGGAAAAACACTGCGAACATTAAATAAGATTTGAGCAGGATCTTACATTCGTCCCAGTATCTATGTAGATAGACCACTGTGACCAGCTTTCCTACTTCCATGGCAGACCCCATTACTATTACTGGTATCACTGCTGCAGCAAATATAGTTGCCAACCCAATAATTGAGTAGTATGCAGCGATAGCTGAAATAGTTAATGCTGTCCCCAACATTAATATCTTCATGAACATAATTGTCCTCCTTTGTAGTGGGGACCGAAGTCCCCACTTTGAATTATAATAATATAATTCCTATGCCAATTGCAATCAATACAACTGCCATAATTTTTTTCTTATAGTCCATATTTTTATAACCGAACACAATCGTGTCCTTAGTATCGACTATCCATTCTTTAATATCTGTTAGATTCCACATATATTATCCTCCTATATTAGATCTAGTAAATTTCATCATAATATTTTCGTTATAATATTTGTAATCACCATTAGGAAGTTTAGCACTCAACACATCTTTTTCGAACATTATTTTAACTTCCCAGTAATTTACCTCACCACGAGTTTTACAAAGACGAATTATCTCTCTGCGAAAGTTCTGTTCGCCTTGTCGTAGTACATCTTCAGTTAGGATTGTTGACGATCCCCAATAATTTTGCCAATCACTCTCAACTCTACTTCGTCGTTTATTGACTCTGCCTTTTAGTGGCTGTAGAGTTTTCGCTTTTGTAAAATATTTGCGACCAATGTAAGATCGACCTGTTTTTTTACAGGTAATCTCATAAATGAAACCATAATAACCTTCACATGAATGGAAGGGTTTCCCTTCGTATAACCAAGTCATTGTATTATATTTAGGTTATTCTAGGAATGTGATTTTGCGTTTTAGGATATTTTTTGAAAATTTTGGGATAGCTCGTTTCATGTTAGTTCTCCATGCATCGTTTTGTTGCTCCCATAATTGGTTGTGAATTAAGTCTGACATATTGTAATATCTTTCTCTAAAGTTTTGAGATTTTAGATATCTTACTTTTAAATTATTACGACTAGCACACATAAGTGCGTCGTGACAGTTTACAATCTCATTAGGATTTATATCTTCTCTAAAGTTAAATAGTTCGGCAAACTTTCTAGAGTATCCTATAATATTATTAAATGCACCCTGTTCATTAAGATAAGGTACATATTGTGCTGTATATGGTGCAGAAGATAACATAATATTTTGAATGTACTCAACAGGATGCTTATACATTCTTACAGACTCATGGTGGTGTGCACAGTATGCTTCAAAGATTGCTCTTAAGAAACCTTCGTTAGTTTCATACATAGTATCATCTAAATATATGGATTCTTTACCACATAAAAAAACTAGATCTATATCTTCTTTATTTACTGCATCTACAAGTGTATGGAAATCTCTAAGAGGTGTAGCATGTACAGGATGAGAAATACAGAATTCGTTCTCAGTTTGTTTTAAGAATAGATTCTTTTCATGGTTTTGTTGGACACCGATTTGAGTGAGTTCAGGACCGAACTTTTTAATGATTTGATAAGTATCTACATCAAACTCTTCTAAACTATCTTCACAGTTTTCTCTAAGTTCATCTGGAATCTGGTCTGTAGATATTATATTAACAACAATCTTTTTCACTATATTGGATCCTTATCTAAATCCTCCTCTTGTTCA